AAAATTTGTTAAACAGTATATTGATGTAGATGAAATTTTTGAATCATTACTATTAAACAAACTAAAGGAACTTTATAAGGACCTTAAATGGGATTTTCCATCTCTTAATACTAATGTTGCAAAATTCTTTGCCTTTTAAAAAATATTTATTATATTATAGTTATGATACCAAAATTAGAGTTACAAGCAATTATTGAAAAATACCATTTAAAAGGTTTAATTGAAAACGTTAAATGGGAAATTGATTCAAATAAAAAACTTACTGTCAATTTTATGGCTCCAACCCGTGAAATGGTAGGTAGTTTAACATACAGTGGATTTCCATTACCCGAGTCTGAAATAGGTATTAGTAATACTACTCAATTAGATAAACTATTATCTATCACAAATGGAGATTTGATTCTTGATTATGCTAAAGAAGGTAAAATCATAAGTAAGTTACTTATAGCTGATCAACAATTTAATTTAAATTACTCACTAGCTGATTTATTAACAGTACCTAAACCTGGATCATATAATGGTCCTGAAGAATATGATATTGAAACAGCAATAGACAGTGAAATTACAACTGCATTAGTTAAAGCTAAAAACGCACTTTCAAATAGTGAAAACGTTGTAATAAAACCAAGTTTAACTGGTTTAGAATTTACATTTGGAGGAGATGTTGAGTATGCTAATAAAGTATCATATTCAATACAAAATATAGATCTTACTGGTAAAACATTTACCCTAACATATAACTCAGATCTGCTAAAAGAAATATTAGTTGCTAATAAAAACGCAGATAGTAGTAAATTATATGTTAATTCTAGTGGATTAATGAAGATTGAATTTAATTACAAAAACTTACAAAGTAAGTATTATTTAGTTGCAAAAGCTGAATAATTGATATACGTATGATAAACAGACCTTAGGGCAAACAAGTTATATTAATAAATTAAACAATTAAACTATCTTAGGAGGTAAAACAATGAGCAGAGAACTCACAACATTCGATGTCCTATTCAGGGACTTATTCAATTCACAATCAGGCTTCAACATTCTATCAGAAGCCAAAGCACCACACCCAGTAGACATTTTTGAAGATACTAAAGGATTAACCTTTGAGATCGCATGTACTGGTCTAACTAAAAAGGATGTGGAAATTAATATTGAGCACGATGTGCTTAAAATATCCTACAGCAAACCAAAGCAAGAAGAAATCACAGAACGCATCTATCAAACTCGGGGTGTGTCAAGACGCTCTTTTAATTTGGCTTATAAAATTTCATCTAAATACGACCTATCAAAAGGCACAGCTGCTATGGAAGATGGATTACTAAACGTACAAATTCCATTTGCAGAAGAAGCTAAACCAAGAACTTTACAAATAAAATAAAAACTTGCCCTAAGGTCTTTATTTTTAAACTTGGAAATAGCTAAAAAATTTACTATATTATAGTAAATATAAAATTTATGAGTGAACAAAAATCAGAGTTATCAAGCATTACGCTAATTAAAGATTCTGTTTTGGAACCATATTTCATAGGTAAAGACAGTTACTGCTATACTATCTATGAAAATGCTGTTTCATCAGAAAATGCATCTAAAACCTATCTTAGGACATGGGGGCACTACACAAATTTAAGTATGTGTCTTAAAAATGTCGCAAAATTAAAAATCAATAAAAAGAAAGAATATACTTCTCTTAAAGAATATATTGATTCTTGGACCCAATTATTAAACAATTATAATCAATTAATCAACCCCGAGCTATGAAAACATTAAAAGCTACATTTAATGCAGTTATTGTAAAACCCCGAGAAGATGAAGAATCAATGTATGGTTCTATTGTTGTGCCTGATTTAGGTAAAGACAAAGCCCTTAGAGGTACCATTGTGTCAGTAGGACCAGGACAGTTCTCCATATCTGGTGATCTTATCCCAACTACATTACACGTAGGACAAGAAGTTATATTACCCTCTATGGGACCAAATAAAATCGACTTTGAAGGCGATGAATATTGGGTATGTCCTGAAAATCAAATATTAGCAGTTATCACAGAAGAAGAAAAATAAAAAACAATTATGAGTAAAATTATTGAATTTGGCCCTGAGGCAAGAAGAAAACTTGTAGACGGCATTGACAAATTAGCAAACGCAGTTACATCTACATTAGGTCCTAATGGACGCAATGTTGTTATTTCAAAATCTAATGAATACCCAGCATCTACAAAAGATGGGGTTACAGTAGCTAAAAGTATCTCACTTGAAGATCCTATTGAAGAATTAGGAGTTCAAATGGTGAAACAAGCAGCTATCAAAACTGCAGACAATGCAGGTGATGGTACTACAACTTCTACGTTGTTGGCTCAAGAAATGGTTAAAGCTGGTTTAACCCATTTAAATAATGGTGTAAACGCTGTTTCTATTAAGCGTGATATAGACACTGCTATTAAAGATGTAGTTACATATTTACGTAAAGAAATTTCTGAAGATATTAGTTTAGAAGAACAATTAGAGCAAGTTGCTACTATTTCCTCAAACAATGACTCTGAAATTGGAAAACTTATTGCTACATCAATGCAAAAAGTAGGACGTGAAGGTGTTGTTCATATTGAAGAATCTAAATCAGGTGAAACATATCTTGAAACAGTAGAAGGTATGCAGTTTGATCGTGGTTATAAGTCACATTATTTTGTAACTGATAACAACACAATGACTTGTACTTTAGATAATCCTATGATTTTAATTGCGGATAAGAAATTTACCCAAGTAAAAGAATTATTACCGTTGTTGGAAGGAGTATCTAATCAAAATCGCTCTTTATTAATCATTGCTGAAGATATTGATAATGAAGCTCTAGCAACTTTGATTGTAAACAAAATGAGAGGTACAATTAAAGTATGTGCAGTTAAAGCACCTGATTTTGGAGATCGTAGAAAGTTAATTCTAGAAGACATAGCTATTTTAACTGGTGGTCAAGTATTTAGTACTGAAAAAGGTATGAAGCTTGATAAATTTAGTTGGGATTGGTTTGGTGAAGCTAGAGTAGTTACTATTAACAAAGACGAAACTACAATTGTTGATGGTAAAGGTGACAAAGAAAAAATCGAAAGCCGAATCACAGAACTTCAACAACAAATTGAAAAATCAAGAACACCATATGAAAAAGAAAAACTACAAGAGCGTTTAGCAAAATTTGTAGGTGGTGTAGCTATTATTCATGTAGGTGGAAACACTGAAACCGAAGTTAAAGAGAAGAAAGATCGTGTTGATGATGCATTACAAGCTACTAAAGCAGCCCTTGAAGAAGGTATTGTACCTGGTGGTGGAGCAGCATTAATATATGCTCGTGAAGCAATTTCAAACCGCGAATCAGTAGGAGGTAAAATTGTTTATAAAGCATGTTCTTCTCCGTTTGTTAAAATTCTTACAAATGCTGGATATGAAGAAATGGAAGCATATGGTTTGATTAATGAATTAAAAAAGAGCCACAATTGGGTAGGATATAATCTTAAAACCGAAGCATTTGTAAATATGAAAGAGGAAGGTATTATCGATCCAACTAAAGTTACTCGTACTGCAATTGAAAACGCAGCATCAGTAGCAGGAACTATTCTATTAACAGAATGTACTATTGTAGACAAGCCTGAAGATAAAAAACAGGATGACTCAATGGGAGGAATGGGAGGAATGTTCTAATGCTAGATGCTATTTCTTTAATCGGTAAAACAATTGAAATTGATTTAGAAAAGTATATAATATCTAATCTACACTACATCCCTGGAACGGATGCAGTGTGGGTTAGTATAAGTAATGAAGATTTTAATTTGAATATAGGCTTAGATAGACTAATATCACTACTAAAAGAACAATATGTCAGAACTAGAAACTAAAGAAGAGTTAGTATTAATTGCTAATAGAAAAGCACCTGGAGATCAATGGGTATTGGTAATTGATCCTAATTACGCGTATTCTTCATTAACGGATGCATTAGAGGGTTATTTCCAGGAAACTAGCCAATTATGTGACTTTAAATTATCACCTTCAGAAGGTAAATTGTATGCTATTAATAATATAGTGGTTAAAAAAACACTTCCTCCACCACCTCCACCTCCAAAGAAATTTAACATTTACGGAGATTATTAATATTTATATTAAAAATATGGAGAATTATCTTGAAATCAAAAGAATGCAAAAACTCGCCGGTGTTATCACTGAGGGTGAATATAGAATGATTATCGAGGCTCTTAATGATGAAACTTTAGATGAATCATTAAGAAGTTGGTTATTAGGTGGTTTATTAACATTAACTTCATTAGCGGGTATTGGTAAAGTATACCAAATGGATCAACAAGCAAAAGTAGATAAATCTAAACAAATTGAATATTACGATAATGTTTTAGATAAAGAATTAGCAAAATTAGATGATCAAGATTTTGGAGAAATGGGATATGATATCAATAAAAAAACTGGTGACAGAGCTATAGCCCCAGATAGTAAACTAACCCCCCAAGAAGTATTTGATTCTATGGCTTCATACGCTAAAGAATATATCAAAGCACACCCAGATGAATTTTCAGTTGGAGAAAAGGGAGGAATATTTTGGAATAAAGGGCAATGGAGTTTTAACCAATTTAATAACTCAAAGTACACATATCAATATAAATAATTATGAGCAAGGAATTTTTAAAAATGCAAAAATTAGCTGGTTTAATTACTGAAAATCAGTATACGGAAACATTAACTGAAGTTGAAAGTGATTTAGTTGCCTTATTATATTCATTAAGAAATTCAATTAATGATGGTGATAAAGAACAATCAATGGGTATGATCAACCAACTACTATCGATTGCTAGAGATATGGAAGATGCACAATTAACCGAAATTGAAGGCGACCCAGATGATTATTATGGTTATAATGAACCTATTGACCCAAATGACTATGCTGATGGTAATCCTAGTGATGCTATAATATATGATGCTTTATTAGATATGGATCATGAGCAATTAGTTTCTGATATGTTATCAACAGCTGAAAATAATCCTTCAATAACATTAGTTAAGTATTTAGATAAATATGATTCTTCTAATGATTAATCTTTAAAAAACATATTAAATAAAATTTGGCCTTCGGGCCATTTTTTATTATCTTTATGTTATATGAAAGAAAATAGTCTATTTGTAGAAAAATATCGTTCTAAAACCTTAGACGAGTATGTTGGGAATGAGCAATTAAAACAAATAGTTGCTCAATATATTGAAAAAAATGATTTACAAAATTTATTATTGTATGGTACACCTGGAACAGGTAAAACAACATTAGCTAAATTAATTGTAAATAATTTTAACTGTGATTATCTCTATATCAATGCATCAGATGAAAGAGGTATTGACACTATTAGAGATAAAGTTCAAGGATTTGCTTCAAGTGCTTCATTTAAACCTATTAAAATCATTATCTTAGATGAAGCTGATTTCTTAACTATACAAGCACAGGCCTCACTTCGAAATATTATTGAGACATATTCTCGTACTACTAGATTTATCTTAACGTGTAATTATCTTGAACGTATTATTGACCCACTTCAATCACGTTGTCAAGTATTAAAAATTACACCTCCATCTAAAAAAGAAGTAGCAATACATGTTGCTAACATTTTAGATAAAGAAGAAATTAACTATGAACTATCCGACTTAGGATTAATAGTTAATAAACATTACCCAGATGTTAGGAAAATACTTAATACTTGTCAAGTAAATACTGTTGATGGGGGTGCTAATGACTTATATCTTAAAATAGATAAAACAGTATTAACTGGTGGTTATAAAGATGGATTATTAAAGGAACTTAAATCACCATCTAAAGATAGTTTTAAAAACATTAGACAAATACTTGCTGATAGTAATTTGGATGATTTTGAAGATGTTTATAGATTTATGTATGATACTTTAGATGAATATGGAAATAATGATTTATCTAAAGCAATGATTATTATCGAAATAGAAAATTATATGTACCATGCTAATTTTAGAATCGATAAAGAAATCAATATAATGGCTTTATTAGCCTCAGTTTTAAAAATTATCCAATAAGACATTTTATAACATATCTATTATTATGGATTTCAAGTAATCTATCTATACCATTTTGGATGGTAGGACATATCCATTTAACAATGAATATATATGAAGATGTAGTTGAAATATTATCTTCATTTGGAATGAATGTTTTAGTAGCTATTGGATTTTATATAGATTATAAAAATTATAAAAAACAAATAAATAAATAAAAATGGAAAACACCAGTAACCGCCCAAATCTTAATATTGATTTGGCATCAACCCAACCCCTATCATCACCTGAAGGAAATCATATTTTCGCTGAAGGAATGATTTTACGTAAAGTATCAAAGTTTGTAGCAGGAACCCCTGAAGACGCTATTATCCCTATCCCAGTAGTATATGATATTAAAACTGGAAAGATTTTAGTTGAAATGCTTCCTAAAGAGCTTAGAGAAGAATATGCAGATATTTGATTGGTTAAAAGCATTAACTGTTAGTAAACCAAAATGGGAGTCATTTACTGAGGAAGAACAAGCAACATTTAACCCATATATGTTGCACCGCTTTCTCAGTATGAATCCTGAATACATAGAGTTTGTAAATTTAGTGCAGACTTTTCCATATTCCGATAAAAAGAAAATATATGAGATATATTTATATATGATACCCAAAAAGAATATGTTCCACAAATACATCAAATCTACAAAAAAGAAAAAGCAAGAACCATTGCTTAAACACATTGCTAACTATTATGAATGTTCATTAGGCGAAGCTGAAGAATATGTTGACATATTAAGAGAAGTTGGTGTAAGAAGTATTCTTACTAAATTGGGGGTTGAAGAAAAAGAACAAAAAAAGTTATTAAAAAATGGATAGTATAGTTACATCGATAATTAAACAATTCGAAGAACGAAGTGTTAAGGGGAAAGAAAAGTATGGTACTGATTTAGATAGAACTGATTTATCTTTATTAGATTGGATTGAACATGCTAAACAAGAGCATATGGATGCTATTCTATATCTTGAAAAGCTTAAACAACAATTCATCCAAGAAAAATAAGTTTTGAATAAAAAAACCCCACAAATAATTAAGGAGATAAGACAATTTACTCCTTTAGAAATAGATTATTCTTACCAAAAATCTATCTCATATTCTCAATATGCTATATGGAAACAATGTCCTCATAAGTGGGAATTAATGTATAAGGATGGGCATTCTGCTTATACCCCTACAATTCATACTGTGTTTGGAACAGCAATGCATGAAGCACTTCAAAATTATTTAACAGTAATGTATGAAGAAAGTGCTGCTGCTGCTGATAGAATTGATATAGAAGAATACTTTGAAAGTAAATTTAGAGAAACATATCTAAAAGAATATCAAGCAAACAAATCAGTTCATTTTAGTTCACCAACCGAAATGAGGGAGTTTTTTGATGATGGAATGAATATTCTACATTTCTTTAAAAAGAAAAAAGGTGGTTATTTTAGTAAGAAAAACTGGCACCTAGTAGGGTGTGAGCTCCCATTATCTATACGCCCAGATGAACGTTATAAAAATGTTATATTAAAGGGATATATTGACTTAGTGATGTATAATCAAGAAGAAAATGTATTAAAAATATACGATTTTAAAACGTCTACACGAGGTTGGAATGATAGTGCTAAGAAAGATGAAGATAAACAATTTCAAATCATTTTTTATAAACATTATTATAGTAAACAATTTGGTATTCCTGAGGATAGTATTGAAGTAGAATTTTTTATATTAAAAAGAAAAATATGGGAAGAGAGTGAATTCCCACAAAGTAGAATTCAAACATTCTCACCTGCAAGTGGTAAAATTAAAACCAAAAAAGCAGTTGATTCAATGACTCAATTCATAGAGGAATGCTTTGATATTACAGGAGGATATAAACATACTACTCATAAGATTAATCCTAATAAAAATTGTCAATACTGTCCTTTTAACGACAATAAAGAATTGTGTATAAAATAACATATTTTTTAAATCCGTATATATTTATATGAAAAAAATAAATTCTATGGATAAAAAAGATATGACATTAACTAGTGTAAAGATACAAAGTGAATTATTTGAAAATTTCAAAATAGCTTGCGTTAGACATAAATTTTCTTTACAAAAACTTGCCGATAGATGCATTCATTTGTATCTTACTGATGAAGAGTTTAAAAAACAAGTTCACAACCACATAAATCTAGAAATAAAAGAAAAATAAAATAAATAAGTTTTTATGAATTCAAGTTTTGCCTATTTACCTCAAAATGAGAGGAAAAAAATCCTATTAATTTGTGATGACATTCGAGTTCCATCGGGTGTAGCAACTGTAGGAAGAGAATTAGTATTAAATACTGCCCAACATTTTAATTGGGTGAATATTGGAGGAGCCCTCCAACATCCTGATCAAGGAAAAAGACTTGATCTATCTCAAGACACAGATACTAATACAGGATTAACTGACTCGTTAATAACCTTATATCCAATAAGTGGTTATGGAGATGCAAATCTAATTAGACAACTTATTAAAATTGAGCAACCTGATGCTATCTTTTTAATTACAGACCCAAGATATTTCATTTGGTTATTTCAAATTGAGAACGAAATTCGCAAACAAATTCCTATTGTATATTTAAACATCTGG